CTAGGGTCGAAGTATACCAAAAGTTAAGGGAAAGAGTAAGCAACACATATAGAACTCATACGTTATGGGAGGACACATGAACGAAAGTATCTTAAATGACATCAAGAAACTTTCGTTCATGTGTCCTCCCATAACGTATGAGTTCTATATGTGTTGCTTACTCTTTCCCTTAACTTTTGGTATACTTCGACCCTAGTTTGACCCAGGACCTTTTCCCCAATTTTACCCCCGGGGAAATTTCAAAGACCGGCGCGACTTAGAGACCCCCTAGGGGCCGCGACCCCTCCCCCCGGGGTTTGAGGATTATCAGAATTTTACCGGACTTTTTGGCACAATTCTGACGACTCAAACAGGGGGAAAGAGCGCGGTGGAGGTGATATATGATGTAAAACTACATCGAATCGGCAATTAAACTACGCGAAAGCTCATTATCAAACTTTTCTATACGCCCATCACCATAATAGATGACGTACATTCCTTTCGGGTTGACTGTAAAGATTTTTCTAACCGCATCATTGATAGCGATTTGATTCTCCCGGTCACTTAAAGCTTCACCAAAAAATGCTAAGCGAGCCACATAGGACGACGTGTGATGGCCGTGTTCTTCATCGTACGCATACCACTCATCAAACTGCCCAAACGGGTTGTAAGGGTTGTCTGGTGTAGAGAGCAGCATAGGTATAACTTCATCGTCTTTCTTCATCAGACTTTCCTCCTTACTCATTTAATATTGCGTTTATCGTACTTGTAGACAAGCCCATAGCATCAGCTATTTCAGATTGAGTTACACCTGGACGAGCTGCCATGCTTCTTATCAAACATTCATCTGTATACGATACACGACTTCTCTGAGTCTGCCTAGGCATTGTGTAGTTTCGAATTGTATCCAAAGATGTGTTGTTGATGATCTCTGTTAAGATACTACTAGAAACTGCACCTGCATCTATAGCAGCCCATTGTCTAGGTGTTATTTCAATAGTCGGCTTCTTAGCTCCTATAGAAAGTCTTGCACCTGCTATACATTCATTCTGCAATCTTTTCAATTGATCTCTAGAATAATTACCATCTCTTTTTGCAGCATAGTATCTTTTGTTTCCTAAGATTTGTGCTTGCCTTTCAAGATATTTATTTGCTTTTACATCCTTCAAACTATTATTTAATTCTGCAACTTCTTTAGCATACATTTTAACGCTATCAGGATTACGTTTCATATTCTCTGTATTAACAGCGATCAATCGAGACTTTCTCGCAAGATCCTTCATCGTGTTAGCAAAACCAGCATAGAGTCTTTCTTTAGGATCTTCTTTATCACCAACTAATTCGAAAGCATCGTCAACTAGATACATCTTCTCGATTTTATCTAACTTTTTGGTTTGCTTCCATCCTATGATTTCGCCAGTGTTCTTATCTTTCTTTGGCGTCCACTTAACTTTGCCTGTATCTTCATACACTTTATTACCAGTTTGTATGTCAATACCATTAACTATTCCTTTTTCTTTATTAGACCTAGCGATCTTACGTTGAGGAACATAGGTTTCGGCTCCGGCTCTTGTAACTATTGTAGAAGCTCCAGCTCTTGCACTTCCTCTATACTTTTCATTAAGCTTTGCAATATTATAATCAGCATATGCTTTCTTATAATCCAAGGAGTGCTTCTGAGCATCGATTACTACCATAGAATATTTAACAGCAGGAATAAGATCTTCAGCAGGTGCACCTTTCAAAGTCATGTCTTGAATAAGATTTGTGGTGATACCCATCATCTGCTGTTTTGTTTTATCTGGCATCTTAGGAAGTTTACCATTGTAATATATTCCTGTATCAAAGTTGTTAAGTTCTTTGAATTTTGGAGAATTGGTAACCGTTATTTTGTTATCATTGTTCGGAATTACAAGAACAGTATCACCATCAAAGTCGGCACCTGAGAGTTTCATAGCTGTCTTCATTGTAATTCCAACAGCATCCGTAGCTTTTGAACCTATAGTTCTTTTTGCTTCTACATTGTTGTTATTAACTATTAATTCAGGAATCTCAAATGTTCCTGCATGAGGATATCTAATTAATACGACCTTTTCTCCATTACGATAGTTTGGTGCATATATTTCATTATCCTTCAAAGACTTAATAGGAATTATAGCATGTGAAGCTTGTCTAGGCAATGCCGCTGCTGATAGGTCAGCTGCTGCAGAATCACATTCATCGGCAAAAGAATATAAAAGACGTTTCTTAACAGTTGGATTCTGAATAGAATTTATCTCTTCAAATTCTTTTTGTTTTGCTTCTATTGAAATATCAAGCTGTTGCTTAATAAGATCTCTAGATTGCTTAGACAACATTTGTGATGAGAGTGTCTTTTTCCAACCTGACCAATCACCTTCTTCATTAATAATATTAATAACTGATAATTGGTCATTTCCGTTCTCATCTTTATAGTGTCTTTGTCCAACTGTTATGCCATTCTTCATTTTGATAGCCGCTCCAAATGGATTATCCCAATCGATAGAGCCATCTTTTTTAGTTTTTAATTCTTTTAATACAGAATGCTCATTATCTTCTCCTCTTAAAGGAGTTCCAACTGGCTTTTTAGTATTAACTAAAATATCAACACCGTCTGGAAGTTTATCAGAATATACAGCCATTCCTTTAATATAGTATTTATCATCAACGGCAATTCTTACTTGAGCATACTTATTATCGCCCAATGAAACATCTTCAACTCCTCGACGTATCTCTACTAATCCTTCTTTTTCAGGATCATACCCAATACCAACTCTTTTTGAGTCAATGGATTTTGGACGTTCAATACCATAAAATGTTAAACCATTATCTTCGCTATGAATATCAAGCACTGGCACACCGATCTGTGCTTCTTTGAGATACTCAGTTGCTTCTTGTTGTGTCATTCCGGGTTTGGCCAATACTCGGATTGTTGTTTGCTGATTTTGGCTACCTAACTGATTAGAATATAAATTATAGGTTTGATAGCCAGCATTCTCCAAAGCTCTTATTGCGGCTTTGTATCTTGTTGGGCTAACACCTAATATCTGTTCTGTTCCGGCACCAATATCAATGACTCCTTTTTCATCTACTGAATCACGAAGAGCATCTGCTGTATTAAATATAGCATTCTTTGTCTCTTGTGCTGCCTTGTTCTGTAAAAGAGATCTTACTGATGATTCAGAGATTCCCATCTCTTTACCTATAGCAGTATATCCAAGACCTTTATTATAAAGCTCCGTTGCCTTTCGAACATCATCTTCTCTTTTATAAGCTAAGGCGATTGTTCTATTATCTCTAAGCTCTTGGATATTATCCATTTTAAAATGTTTAGCTATTTCTTGATCAGATAAACCAGCTTTAACTAGATCCATGTAATCATCATAGGAAAATCCACTTCTTTGGTAAGGATGCTCGCCAGACCCCCATCTATAACGACCGGAGCCTGGCGTTCCCTTGATATGATCGACTCCTACATGAGCTAACCAAGAATTATACTGTTGTATTGAAACCTCGTGCATAAATATCAATTAGCTCCTTCCTGTAATTCCTTTAGTTTTGAATCAAATCTTTTTATTTTATCCATTATGTAAAGTATATCGGTCTTCTCTGGATTTAGCACGCTAACTTCATCTGACTGATATAGCCTTAACTCAATATCAATATCGTTTGGATCTACATTATACTCCAAACAAAATAAAGCCGCATAGATTTCTAATTGCTCCATATGGGCTGGCGTTTCACCAGTCTTAAGATCGTGTATTCTTAAGAACCCATTTCTATAACAAATTGAATCCGCGGTTCCAAAACAATTTTCACTATAATATAAAACTTGTTCTGGTGTCATATGGTACCCAATCGCATCATTGACATATAGATTTAATGTCTTTCCGGATCTTGGTAATTTCTGGTTAAGTTTTATACATGTTGCTGCAAACTCATGAAGCTCCGTTCCTCGCTGTGCAGCAGTGAATGTATTATAACGATCTACTAACTTATCATCGTCATAATTCAACCAGTGCCATTGGCTAGCGCTTAAAAACGCATGGCATCCAACCAATTGATGATGGTCATTAAATTTCATTATTCAACCTCCAATAAAAAATAATGCAAGTTCTTCTAACACTTCATCTTTGTTCTCTGGAAATATAAATCTAGAGAATGACATATTATCCATCAAACCAACATAATAATCTTGATTTGGACGATGCGGATCATTCTCGCTTCGTTTGCACTCTAAGGTTGCCCACTTATTGTTGTATAATATCAATAAGTCTGGTATACCTTGGAGATCTTGGCTATCGCCTTTTTGTATAATGCAACCCGGAAATCTATTTCTTAGTTCTATTTTAAGATCTCTTTGAAATTGGTTTTCTTTCATAAAAGGCTCCTTTTAAAAATAAAAAGAAATAAGTATTTCTTTCTTAAATGTGTGTTTGGGTCTACAAAGATACCAATTGTATATCTTCTAAACATCCCGTGTTTAGCATTTAAAAGAGAAATATCTTATCCCTTCTATTACGTGACGTGTTTTTCACGCGAATCCATAAATGCCTTCTCATTGAAGGTCTTCTTGTTGGCTATCGCATCTTTAATAGCAATATCAATGCGAGACGATGAGTATATGTGATAATAAAACAAATCAACAAATGGTGTATTGAGTCTATCTATTCTACCGCACGACTGCTCTAATATCTTGTACGAGTAATTTAATGACCAAAATATTACAGTATCTGTTTCTATGCAATTCCATCCTTCAGCCCCAGCAGTGTATTGAACCAAATATAACCAGTTATCTCCTTCCGGTATCATTTGGTGTTTGTGGCCATTCCATTCACTGTATGGTATACCTCGCTTATCACAATATGCTCTAAGAATATCCAGCTCATAATCAAAATTATAAAACACAATACATTTA